TGGTGTAGCAAATTGACCCTCACCTAAAGTGATACCAGGTATATTTGCTTCAGTAGTAAAGTATTGTACTTTGGGTAATTGATTAATTATAAAACGAAACTGTGTAGGACTTGAATAGTCTAGTGCAGTTGGTTGTCTATTTAGTGGTGATGTTTCTGTTGTCATACTTATATTTATAAGACTTAAAAAGAAAAGGGATAGACTTCTCTATCCCAATTCCATAAGTATTTAGAGTTAACTACTTTCTAGCTGAACGAAGACCTAAGTCTACATTTCCAGCATCTTGTAATACATCACCAACAAAAGGTGTACCTTCGTACCCTACTTCTTTGTTGATTCTTGCAGCAATCGCTTTTTCTTCGTTTGTTGCAAAATGTGTATCCCAAGCAGCTAATCTTTTTCTCATGTACCAATGCCAGATTGGCGGTACAAGAGCGATAAAGAATACTACAAAGTATCCCCAACCTGTATTAGGGCAACCAACATTTTCCAATTCCCAGAAATGAGTTTCACCTCTGTCATGGTGGTCTGCTTGTCTTCCAATTTCAATAAAGAACCAAGAAGTAAAAGCTGTTGAATTATCCCAATTATGTCTGTAATCAATTGGTTGGTCTTTGACACGAATTAATCCGTAGTGTTCTAGATAGTTAAGAGCTTCTAGTTCGAAGTTTGAGATTCCCCAAACTGTTGCTAGTACTGCCATTCCTACCCATCCACCAGCTGCAAAGAATAATGCAACTGTTGGCACTGCCATTAGATATCCTCTTATCCAACGATTTTGCCAAGAGATAAATGATACACCCATACGAGCTAGTCTTTCTTTTTCCATATTGAATAAGAATTTAGACTGACCTAGATATGAAAGTGGATAGTGACCATAGATTGTTCTACCACGAGGTGCAGTAGCAGGGTCATCTTCACTTGCAAGTTCTAGATGATGGTTGTATACATGAGCGTAACAGAAATGTGCTGAACCAGACAACGCCATCATAGTTCTTGATATTACAAATCCAAATCCTTTAGTATGAGATAACTCATGACCATAGATGATTCCGATTCCAATAAAGATACCAGATGATAGTGTTGCACCGATTAAGTTAAGACCTGTTATGCCTTCGTGCATTGCTAAGATGCCAGGTATGATTGACATTACGACTTCGCCTTCCATTCCACCTAGTGACATGTATGTAGATACTCTCCACGCCATGACTAGTTGAAACAGTACAAAGATTGGTAACATGAAATACATAGTTAAGTTTTGGAAACTTGCCCAACCCAAACTATCTCCATTTTCATCATATCCTACACCTGTAGTTTCAAATTTTGTAGCGATATCAACAAGCAAACCTACGAATAGTAAAACTACTCCTAACCATGCCATAATACCACCAATTAAGACACCTGCTCCAGCAACTATGATTAACACAGGCGCTAACAGATATCTAATGTTTAGTAAAATATTTCCCATTTCGATTTTCTCCTACGAAATAGTTATGACATTCACAGTCCAGTGAATGACTTAATCCATATATTAGAATATAGATAGCATAAGAAACATTTTCAATTTGGAATGAAAATGAGGGATGCTAAAGTTCCAACATATATCTGATTATATTTATAAGGAAAATAAACCTAGTAAATAACTTTTGTCCATTATTTGTCTAGATTAGTATTTGTTAATATACTTATAATTCCTTATAGAATATAACTTCATGATGATACACTAACACATCCAAACATCTTTTGTCAAGGATTTGTCCATTTATTTTAGGCAATAAAAAGGGGTTCCGAAGAACCCCAATTCATTTGTAGTAAGCAACAATCTTACATTAAGTTTGTAACTTTAACTCTACGATAGTACTTGTTAGTATTTGCAGTAATACTTGTACTTTCTGCAGTACCAGCACTAATCACTCCAGTGTGGAATGGGTTAGCAGCAATACCATAACGAGTTTTAAAACCAATCTTAGGTTGGAAAGTGTTCTCACCAACTGCACGAACCATTTGTAGTGGTACATATGGGCAGTAGAAGACACCAGCGTCATAAGGTGAAGTACCTTTATAACCTACAACATAGTATTGTGAAGCAGCGACATTCGCAGCATATGGGTCGACATATACTTTGAATCTGCCGTTCATAACACCAGCGAATGTAGCAGATGTGTCATCAACATTTAGATTGTTATTTAGAGCAGGTGTATAATCTAATACTCCAGCCATTTGAAGTGCAGATGCAACATCAGCAGAACAGATGATTATATTACCTTTTCCTCTACGAGTTTGTTGTCCAACAGCGTTAGCATCTCTTTCCAGAGCGAACATTAAACCTTTGAACTTCTCAACACTCCATCTACCATTAGAATCTGTATCTAAATCGAAGATACCAGCGGTAGTTGTGTTCACTTGAGCACCAGCAACAGCCGAAACATAAATGCTTCTAACTACTTCACGATTTATCTCAGCAAGAATTTCACCAGACAAAATATTTGCTAGTTCTGTTTCTGCATCTAAACCATGAATTGCTTTAAGGTCTTGTGCAAGTTCCATTGTGTACTCAGCTTTTAAAGCACGAGTAACAGCGGTTACTGTTGTTTTTTCTATACTGAAAGCCATTTCAGCAAAAGCATTTGCAGATGCATCGCCTAAAGCTTCACCTTGTGCAGTAGTCATACCTGTTGGTGATGTATACTGACCAGCAGATGGACTATCGTTTAATGCAGATGGGTTTGAACCTGTCATTGCAGATGATGTTAAGTCACCAGCAGCGTCATCATTACTGAAACCAGAATCCGCTTCATCTCCGAGTGCTTCAGCACCATCCATAGAAGCAAATCTTGCTCTCATAGCAAAGATTAACCCTGTTGGTCCAGTCATTGGTTGTACACCACAAATATCATATGCAATTAAGTTAGGCATAGAGCGTCTAACTAACGATATTAAAATTGGGTCCCAGTTCTCAACATCAGCACCAGTGCTGTTTGTTGGAGCTGCTTCTCTCAAGAAACTTCTATCTTCTTTGATAGCTTTTTCTTGGTTTTCAAGAATTACAGTAGTTACTGCCCTTTTATACGAATCCTCGATTTTTGGTAAATCAGGATGTGCAAGGACTGGCGACCACTTCTCTTGTAGATTTTCTGTTTGAAACATTTGTGTTTTCTCCTTTTATTTTCTACTATTTATATATTTACTTACTTGCACCCTTGACGGCAGTTCCGATTGCTTTTGAATAAGCAGCCATCGAATCTGTGACATCAATGTCCTGTGCAGGGCCAGTTTCTACATTATCTATGTTTTCAGTTGTTTCCTTAATTGTTTTAGGGAAATAACTTTCTTTTAAAGTTTCAAGTTTACCTTTGAAGTCTTCTTCGTTTCCGAAGTCTACATCCTCAGTAAGACCTTTGAACTTTTCAATTTCTGTGTCAGCTAAATCAGAAACCATTTCTGATATAACTTTATTACGAGTTAGGTCATCATTAGACTTTTTAAATTCTATTGACTCATCCAAAGTTTTATTAACTTTTTCTTCTAACTCAGCAATTTTGTCTGATTGTGCTTGTAGTACATCATATTTGTCATCAGGAATGTCAACATAATGGTCTTCAAACAACTGTTTCAAACCAGCAATAAAGTCTTCAGCGATTTCTCCTTTCAGACCTCTTTCTACTGCTAATTCATTTTCTTTCATCCATTCTTCTACAACATAGTTCATGTATGTATCTACTTTTTCTGTAAGTTCAGATTTGTTAGATTTGATACCTTGTTCTATTTCGTTGTCATAGTTTTCTTGAAGTCTTGTGACTTCATCACGAACTTTTGATTTTACAGCACTTTCAAATACAGTTGCAGCTTTCTTTTTAAAATCATCTGACAAGTCACCCTCTCCACTCATAAGAGCTTCAACATGTTCTTGTACATCTATAGATTTAATTCTTTGTTCTACAGCTTCTTTTTTTAATGCTTCTTTTTCTTTATCTTCTTCAGACTGGGCATTCATGTTACCTCTTGGGTCACCTTTGCCTGTCATTTCTTTCATTTTATTATAAGTAGCTTTAATTTCTTCCATGTCTGCTTCTTCCATGTCTTTAGCCATGTCTTTCATAGCTTTAAGCATATTTTCTTTAGTCATAGTTTCTACTTCAGCAACTTCTTTTTCAGAAATAACTTCTTGGTCATCTTTTACTTCGACTGAATCGCCAGCAGCTAATGGTTTAGCAACTTTCTTTGCGCCATCATTAGGTTTGTCAGCAGAATCAGGTTTACCCTCACTTTTCTGAGCAGCATCTCCAGAAGCTTCTTTCGCTTTTTTACCAGCAGAAGTTCCAGGTCCAGACTTATCAGTAGGTGATGTAACAGCAGGGCCCATATCTTGAACCTCACCGCCAGGTGTGACACTTGAAGCATCAGAAGCTTTTAACTGAGGTTCAGATGGAGCAGCACCTTTTTTAGGAGCATCCGCCGCCTCTTCTAACTCAGATATGACTTCTTGTTCTAATTCTTCAATAGTCTTTTCGATTTCATTTGTCATCGGATATCTCCTAGTTGAATCTATTGTTTAATTAATTAATTAAATATATTCTCATATATTAGTCATTATTTATACATTATAATAATTTAAGGAATTTTGCAAACTCCAAAGATTCTTCTAATGCTTGTTTTTTCCGAATTCTAGTATTGATTCTTTCTTTCGCCTCTATCAATTCAGACTGTATAAGTGCTCCATGATTCCATACCCACTCTCTGCCTTCCATGATGCCTTCTACGAAAGCACTAGGAGCAGATGGGTCTGAAACTATGTCAGCAGCTGTTGCCAAATAGAAATCATTTCTCACATAACTTTTACCATCCTTTTCTTCTAAACTTCCCATTCCTCTTGAAGAAACACCAAGTTTAGCACCCTCATCCATAAGGGTCTTAACGATTTCACCCATAGGCGTAGATAAGATTTTAGCTTCACCTATAAAGTTTTTACCATCTGGGTAAAGAGCAGTTATCATGTGAGAAGCTCTTTCTAAATTTATTGTTGGGCCTTCTGGATGCCCTAATTCACCATAAGCTCTTTTCTCATCAATGAATTCTTTATTATATCTATTCACTTCTTTTTGAAGTATTTCCATTGGATATACACGACCATTTTTATTCTTAATATCAGCCTGCATAAAGACACCTTTAATCTTGTAATTCTTTTTGCCGTTTTCTTTTTCCTCTGTAATGTACTCTACATCTTGTACAATAGATTCAGATATTAGTTTTACTTTATTCATAATTCTCTCTTAGCTTGTGTAGTTCTCATCTTTTTTGAATTCTATTATAACAAAACCAGTTGTACCAAAACAAGATAACTGATGGTCACCAGAAGTTGCTGTTGTGTTAGCCGCAGTTCCTTTAATCAATCCAGCAGAACCATCATAGTGTCCAGTTCCAGCAAGTCTAATCTGAACAATATCAGTTCCAGAAGATACTTCTTGAAGTTCAACATGTCCAGTATTATCATCTGCAGTTCCTTGTACCAATGCCCACCAAATTCTACTGATATGTAATTTAGCACCATTTGCATGACCATCTAAAGCACTTGCATCTAAGATAGCATTATTTGCTGTAGTGTCATCTTGAATATCAACCTTAACTGTTACAGTTCCACCAGCTCCAGCAGCATTTACTACTGTATCTCTTAATGTTCTTGTTGTAAAAGCCATTTAAATATACTCCTATTAAATCGACAGTACTTCTTTTTCAAAGTACGAAATTAAGTCCTTTTCACGAACTTTATTTTTTTTACTTATATCTTTAATTGTTTTTTCAAAAGTATTTAGGAAATTGCTAGGTTTAGCATCCATAATTTTGAATACACCATCCACGGCAGATTTCATCTTAGGGGATAATTTCTTATACTCCCTAGATTTCTTATGTTCATCTTTCTCTAAAAAAGGTTTATAGAAAGAATTAAACTTTATCGCCATCTCCCTCATCCTGTGTGACTGAAGACTTAACAAATGTATTTGCTACTTCTTTTCTTTTTGTTTCTAGGGCATCTGCTACTTTTGAAGAAATTGTATCTTTAAAAGCTTGTTCAGCACCTAAGTTATCACCAGTGGATAAAGCATCTATTATATCTTTAGTTTCCGCCATTTTCATCTCCTTTATTGTTTACACCATCAGAACCTTCTAGGTCATCTGCTGGTATAAATGAACCTGTACCATCTTGTGGATATCTAGTGATACCATCACCACCATCTGGCATAT